AGGGAACGCCGTCGCGCTGAACGTCAGGGACGCCAGCTGGGTGCCGGTGATCGCACCGTTCACCGCCGGCTGCGCCCCCGTGTAAATCCGCAGAAACCCAGTGTTCAACGTCGCGGTGAACGCGTTCACCGTCGTGATCGTCGCCGCGTCATAAGTTAGAAAGTTGTTCGCCAAATCAGGTCACTCTCTCGTTTTTGGCGCCTAGGGGGGGCAGGGTGATCCCGCCGCTGCACGTGACCACCACCACGTCCTCCGGCGGGCAGCCGTCATCCCCGGCCGCATCCGGCCGGTCATCATCGGGCATGGGTCAGGTCCTTCCGAGAACTTGCTGCACGTTGCCGCCGCGGACACGGACGTACTTGCGGATGATTTCGGCAAGGGCCGCGTCGAAAGCCGACGCCCCCGAACGGACTTCCAGCACGATCGTTTGCGCGCCGCCGCCGCCGGGGGACAGGACCCGTTCGCTGCGGCCGGTCTGGTTCACCGCCACGGACACACCGGGTGGCAGCCACCCGCCCTGGTCATACCAGTGCGCGGACAGCTCATGCGCCCACGCGCCGGCGGGCGTGCCATACCTTTGGGCGATGTAGTTGAACATCCAGCTGAGCTGGGCGCCGGCGTGGGAACCGCCCGCCGCCTGCCCCGCGAACGGGTACTTCGTCGGCGGCAACGCCTGAGCAATGCCATAAGCGCCCGAGCTCTGGTTTCTGGCGAAGCGGTCGAAGCCGGACTCCGCCATGACCAGGGACACGAACGGCCCCCACTGGGACGCGGGCCACGGGAAGATCCGCCGGGCGAGGGCCTGGTTGGCGAGAGCGTCACCGCCGAGCGCCCCCGAGGTGACGCTGCGGCTGGCGGCCCGGGCCGCATCCGCAGCCCGGTGCGCGTGGGCTTTGATGCCGGCCTCAAGGTGAAGCATCATGCCTCTGCCGAGCTCGTAGAACTTGCTCCCCGGGTGCGGCGGCGACTGGCCGAAGAACCGTTTGACCTTGTCCCAGATGTTCGCCACGAAGTGCCCGATCCAGGAGAAGACCGCACCGGCGATGGATTTCAGCCCGGACAGGAAATCGTTCAGCGCAGAGCGGGCGAACGCGTACAACTGGTGGCCGAGGCCGAACAGGGCGCCGAGGACCCGTCCCGGCAGTTTCTTGAACCAGTCCACGATGTTCCCGACACCGTTCTGAGCCTGGTCGGTGGTGTGGTGCCAAATCGCGTCCCACGCCGCGGCGATGTCATGCCGGGCGGTGCCCAGCGCGGACATGACAGCGGACCACATCCGGTCCCACGCCGTGGCGACAGCGTGCCGGAGCGCGTCGAACGCGATCGCGCCGCCGTGGCGGATCGCATCAAACGCATCCGTTATCCAGTGCCGGACGAGCCTGACGTCCTTGCCGAACGCGTCAAACTGCCCCTGGAAATGGCGGATCCGGTCGAAGGTGTCAGCGATGTCATGGCCGATGGTGGCGAACGCGTGCCGGACATCGTCGAACGCCCCGGCGATGTCGTGGCCGAAAGACGCAACAGCGTGCCGGACGGTGTCGAAACCGGCGGCGACGTCATGCGCCCACGCGCGCTGAAGCGCCCGGTCCCTGGCGTAGAAACCGCCGATGCTGCGGAACACGCCGGCGACGACACGGCCGATGTCGCCGAAGTCGTTTTTCCACTCGACGATCTTGCCGCTGGCCCTGCCGACGACGAACGTGATCACGTCGATGGTGCCGGCGAGGACGGTCAGCAGACCGGATAGCACCTTGATCGAGTTCGGCTGCGCCGACACCAGGATCAGTTTCCCCACGGCGATGGCGATTTTCCCCATGCCCTGGCCAAGGGCGGTGATCGCCGGCCCCGACAGTGATTGCAGTTGGGCCAGGAACGCCTTGAACCCCGTCGTCTGGGTGAACTTGTCCAGGCCCTTCAGCAGCCCGTCCAGGGCGTTCCCCGCCGCACGGGCGAACGGCACCAGCGCCGGCAGCAGGTCACTGGTGACTTTCAGCACGTCGTTGAACACTTTGAACGTGAGCGGCGCCAGCTTCGCGGACAGTTTCCCGAACTCCGTCTGCAGCGCCTGGACGCCGTGGGCGGCCTGCCGTTGCGCCGGGGAAATATCCGCCCAGTCCTTCTGGATTCTCTTCAGCGCCGTGGACCTGGCCGCTTTGGTGGTGGCCCGCTCGTAGGCGGCGGTGTCCAGGTTGACCTGGCTGAGCACGTTCTTGACCGCCAGGAACTGGGGCGCCGCCAGGGCACCGAACGCGACCAGCCCGGCCCCGGCTGCGGCGAGCGCACTGGTGATCTGCGACAGGCCGACCAGGGCCGGGCCGATCGCGGCCCCGATGGCGAGGGCGCCGCCTGCGGTTCCCGCGATCCCGCCGATGCCACCGCCGCTTTTGAGCAGGCCGCCCAGCCGGTCCAGCGGGCCGCGGTCCACTTTCACCTTGACTTCTGCGGTGACCTTCTTGGCGTCCAGCCGGTCCAGCATCGCGGTGATCCGCAGGATCTCCAGCTGCGCCTTCGCGCCGTCAACCGTCACTTCCGGGTCGGCGACCATCTCCGACAGTTTGTCTAGCCGCTTCGCCGCGTTCGTCATCCCCAGGGCGAACTTGGCGTCTTTCAGGTCCACCTCGGGCGTGGCGACCCGCTTCGACAGGTCGGCGAGCTGGGAATCAAGTTTTTCTGCGGACAGGCCCCACTTCTCCATCATGGCGCCCATGTTGCCGGTCGCGTTGACCACGTACTGAAGGCTGACGGCCATCAGTTCCCCAAGCCCGGCTGCTGCCGCGCCTGAGCCTCAGCGCGCTCCTGCGCTTCCGCCGCATACAACGCAGCCCACGCGGTCAGTTCGGCGCTGGACACCTCGGTCAGGAGCCCTTCGACCGTTTTGCCGAGCTTGGCGGCGAGGTCGAAGACGAACCTGCGCCATCCGCCAGCACGAAATCCCGCGTCAGCTCCTCCTGATCCTCATCCGACATGCCGGACAGGCGGGCCGCCACGTCAAACATGCGCCGGATCGCGGCGCCGGACTTCTCCCCGAGTTCGGCGGCGTCGGCGTCGGTGAGCAACCGGTTCCCGTCATCATCAACAACGCACTTGGCGACCAGCCGGGCGCGCATGTTCGCCGTGTCAACCTCACGCCGGCCACCCCCGGCGAGGCGCATCAGCGACGTCTCGAACGCGTCCCGCTCTTTGCCGGTCATCCCCCGGATCAGCACCGACCCGTGGTAGCCGGGCAGATCGGACAGGTCCACTTCCTCGGGGGCGTTGTCATCGGCCTTCAGCAGGTCGTCTCTGGACAGGTGCACGGGACCTCCCGGGAGTACCAACGTGGTACCGTAGTGGGATGAAGGAAGATATCCACGTCAAGGTCAACACAGAGATCATGCGCGACGTCCGCGCATGGGCTACCAGCCACGGGATCTCACTCGCGGCGGCGGTCAGCATCCTCCTGAGCATTGGCCTGGAAGAGAGCAAGTCATGAAGGCCCGTTTCCGCGAACTCGCCGACCGGCGCATGGATTACCTGGAGGCGCACCCGCCGACACGGGTGCCGCTGACCGCCAACCAGCACATCCTGCACCTGCTGCTGACCGTGTTCACCTTCGGGCTGTGGGCGCCGGTGTGGTTCATCCGGGCCATGCGCGGCAACCCCGCCCCGGTCACCCGTTGAGTTTGCGGGTGATGTCCTCCAGCGACGCTTTCAGCGCTTCCCCGGCTGCACGGCCCAGCGGCGTCACCGGCCCATAGAAATACGGGTGCGCCGACTGCTGCTCCCACGGCCGCTCACTGTGCCCGTACACCGGATGCCGCCACCGGGAATAGTTGCGGCCGCGGCTGCTTTCCTTCACGCCCTCCATGTACAGCGGCAGGCTGGTGTAATCCGGCAGCATCTTGAACGGGTTCACCCACACCGACGCGTACGCGCCCTTGGCGTCGGTGCCGGAAGACAGCTCCACGCACCCGGCGATCCGCGCCCGCAACCCGGTGTGCTTGCCGCCTTCCTTCACCGGGATCGCCAGGACAGACGCCCGGACGCGCCGCGGGTAAGGCTGCGCGGCGCCTTCGAGGGCTTTCCTGAAGATGCCGTTCACCTTCCGCTGGTCCATGCGCCGCAGCTCCCGGGAGATCGTCTTGAGCGACGCCCCCCGCGGGCCCAGGTTCACCCGGATGTCAGCATGCGCCATCAGGCCGGGACCGTGACGTTCTCATTAGGGTTTTTCGTCACAGCGAACTGGAGCTGGACCACGGATGGATTTGTGAAGTTTGTCGGTTTTGCCTGCGCAAGCACCCTAACAGCGAAAACGTCACACTTCCGGCCGGCTACGTCGCCTTCGGGCAATTTCAGGATAAAACCATTGGTGCCGCGGGGGAGGAGGGTGCGGACGTCGGCGGATGTGGAGTCGGCGTACATGTCGATGGTGGGCCCGTCGATGGTGACTTTGCCGCCGATCTGCGCGGTGAACGTGGTGGCCAGGTCGGGGGCGTCGATGGACGCGGAGACGATGCCCCAGTTGCCGGTGGCGGCGATCTCAGGGGTCAGGTCAGTGCCCGCGTTGATCTCCGCCCTTGTGGGGGAGGCGGTGTTCGCGCACGCGGGCAGCCAGTTGTAACGGGTGGTCCCCTCCGGGATGTACCGGGTGGACGCGCTGATCGGGGTAGCGGGCACGGTTTACTTCTCCCTTGTCGCGGTCTTGCTGGCGGCCTGCTCGAGTTCCGCGGCGGCGGCCTGGTTCGCCAGGTGCTCGTCCAAGAGCAGCCACCCCGACGCCCGCAGGTGCGGCATCGACTCCTCCGGCACCTGCACTTGCGCCTGGGTGCCGGGGTGGTACGCCACGACGTCGCTCACGGGATCGTCACCACCGCGCACGTGCACGCGGTCAGGGTGCCGGCCCATGTCACCGT